GTGAGTTGGCTGTCGCTAGACAGTCTTTGCTCTCCCGGCTCCCCAAGCTAGGTTTTCCTGAAGAACCTACAAGGGCCTTTTTCATCACCAAGATTGAAAAGTTCATTCTATCGGGTCGTCTTAATCAGCACGGAAGCCCAGGTTATCCTTTCGGAGACTATGGGTCCAACGCGCTGCTTGTAAAAGAGAATTATGTAGAGTTGGTTACTGCGGTTGCCGATTATCTTGAATTGCTGCGGGACACGCCTCATACCGAGGTGCGTTCCTCTAGCGTTCAAGACCTGCTGGAAAGGGGACTGTTGCTTCTTGTGAGAGTTATGATCAAACAAGAGCCTCATAAGTGGACTAAGTTGGGGAAGCGCGAGCGGCTGATTTCATCCGTTAGCATCATAGCTTCCTTAGCCGAAGCCGTCCTCTATGGCGACCTTCTGGACCTAGAAATCGAGGAACACGGTCGTCTTCCAGCCAAACCCGGAATGTCGTTAACGGACCAAGGCGGCAAGGACCTCTCCCGGTATATCTACAATGAGATAGAAAAGGGGGGTGCTGGCTGCTATGGTTTCAGCAATGATGTTTCAGGTTGGGATTGGGAAGCCGTCACGGGGCCTCTGCAAGATCAAGTCACTGAACTAAAGATTGACCAGAGGCTCTGTCGCGGCTCCCTTTGGGAGAGAATGATGCGAAATCTGGATTACTTACTATCCATCTCGCCTTTCGTTCTGTCCAACGGACGAATCTTCGCCATCGACCAACCCGCTTTCCAGCGGAGTGGCAAACGATGCACAGCCTCTGATAATTCCAAGATGAGAATCCTGGTCTCAGAGGTGGTCAACGGGCCTTCCAAACGAATTGGGGAAGGACCGATGGCTATGGCCATGGGCGACGATTTCGTGGAGGTGATTACTAGACCCCCGGATTCAATAGTGCAAGCTTACAAATCCATGGGAATAAGAATCACTGATCCGTTGGTTTTCCGAGTCGGGGAGCCTTTCGAGTTTTGCTCGTCCCTATTCGAGGGAGGAGTTCCTG